TGTCCAGTGCATACCAGACACAGACAAATAAGTGCATGGCGGGTGCGCTATCATCAAATCCCAGCCGTCAGTCAGGATATCTTGCACATCACCAACGATATGCTTATCCCCCTTGTCAGTTGGGATTATGTCACAAGACCACGCATCATGCCCCTGTGCTGCAAAGGCATCACGCACCACGCCGCTAAACTCACAGGCCACTAGCACCCTCACGCCACGCCCCTCTTAATTTGCTTGAGCATCTTCACCAGCTTCTTATTAATCACCACAGCATCACAGTAGCAGTCAGGCATGGAGCAAGCGCATCCCTTTAATGGGTATTCTATGCCTGTAATTAGGTCGGTGACTGTGGCCTTCCACTTCATCCCTCGCTTAATTTTTAAGGCATCTGCATCAGAGATCAGCAGCTTGATTCTCTCGTCTGAGTTATCAGAGGTCTTGGGTGTACATATATTAGTGCCTTTCATCTTAGGTCTCCAGTTTGTGAACAATCTTATTGTTTAGGGAATACCTGTATCTGCGCTTCTCCCCTGTAGTTCTGATCTCACCTACCGCCTTGAGCCTAGTCAAAGCTTTAGATACTAGGTTCGCAGTCGTGGCATCAGCACCCACTGGCAGTATCTTTTGCTTGATGAAAAAGCTGGTAGATGCCGGATTCTTTTTAAGGAACGTCAGAATCTGGGAAGAGATGCTAACCCCTTTCGGGGTCAGATCCTTCTTGTACAGTTCAGATAGGTGTAGGCTATGAGTTGAGGCCTCCATCAGATCGGCCGCCACCCCATCCAACGTGCCTATGCCGGTCATGTCAGCGTACTGCGCCCCTACAGGCCACCTCATGATTGAGCCTCGCATACAGTTTCAATTGTGTTCATTTTTTCAGGATCTATATCATCATTGCTAAACGATTCCCAAGCCTCTTCCACAGTATCTGCAAGGACGATGGTAGTTTCGGTAACGTGATACCGCCTGAACTCTGAAATTTCTGTAATAAATTTATTAAATTTGTATTTCATGTCTGTCTCCTAGATAAATACTGCATCGGGGTGCTTCTTCAATATCTTAAACTTTAATAGTTCTGTATCGGCATTGTCATGCTTCACGCTCATAAAATCCCCAGAACCACAGGCAGCAGTAGTAAATACAACAGCCGTCTTCTTCATCTTTGCTACACGCTTCTGCTTATTGTGAGCGTTGATGAGTTCGTCCACTGCCATATCTGCATTCACTGGGATAAGGCCATCAGGGTATATATCTATCCACGATTCATCCTTAATCGGTATTGGCGGCATCGCCCTTACAACATCTGCCAATTGCTTGGCCGCAGCCTCACATACAAAATCATAGTTGAATGCCCCGCCATTGCCGCCGTCCATGACAAATGCAATCTTCTTCCCATCAAGGTACAGGTCAAGGTTAAATCCTTCCCCTTCCATCCCTTGAAACAATTTTAACTTTTTAATCGTTAGCATTTTGTAACTCCCATAAGGTTAAAAAGGCCGTCAGCCATTCTGATTGGCTGGGGGTAATGTCTTCCATAAGAAGTTCATCTGCGCTCATCTTAGGTAGCCCCTGAGACTTTAGATACCGCTCATATAATGCTATTAACTCATCCATTGTCTTCCTCCTGATGTTCGCGCCACCGTTCTACATAGTGATGAATCGTGTCCCAAGTCACGCCATTATTAGCATCATGTCTCTGCTTTAATTCTGCCAGTATGTCCTGTGCATCCTCATCAGACATGGGGGTGCAGTCTCCCGCGCAGTCCTGTACATCGGAAATATGCCAGTGCAGTGAAGCCCAATCTGGTGAAAATGCACGGTTCAATTCATACTGTGCCTTCTCATCGGTCACGTCATCAGGTACGTCTAAAATTATGGTTCTCATACCGCACCCCCCAGAGTAAAATAAGGTCTTGGCGGAGTGTCATCCTCAATAACTTGAATTGTGATGCCGGAGTCATGCACTACGTCCGCCTGTTTATCCCGCCGGAGGAATTCCGCATCCGCTTGCTCTTGGGAGTCCGCTTTGATGACGGTTTCAAAGGTCATGGTGCAGGTAAAAATGTATGAGTTCATGATGCATCCTCCACTTCCAGATCGCCATATTCAGAGTGGAAGGGGTCAATTTTTCCGCTATAGAATGCTTCAAAAGCGGCCTCTTCATTCTCAGCATCCACTGCCGTGTATTCAATTAAATATTGCTTGAATATATATTTCATGCCACCTCCTTGATACTGGTGATTCTAAAGTCCGGCTCAGCATCATAATTCTCACGGGTGCGGTCGGTATTGTGATATTGATTAAAAGCATCCTGTGCAGCATCATGGATGTTGCCGGAATCAGTTTTAAAAAGATGAGTAATCCTGAAGGTAATCACTTCCTCAATTTCCACTTCATATTTCATATTGCCCCCATAGTCGCGGCCTTCAATACTGTTCGGGCCCGTTTAAAATCAAGCGTAGGGTCTGACATTGACAAAATCGTGGCCCAGTAATTAAGGTATTTAATCGCCGTCTCACAGTTAGCCGGAGTCGGTTGAATCCCTTGCAGTGGTGCAATTGACGTTTTAAAGCCTAAAATGATCTTATCTCTCATAATTCCCTCATGGTTTAAAAGTATTTCCCTATGGATTTTCACCCATAAGGAAAAACTCTAATACTTGTTAGCTATTAATCTTTTTGCCGCTGCCAGCCGGGAATTTTCCTCAGCAGTGTTAAACCAGGGAAGGATCGATAAAGCTTTAACCATATTCCTAAGCATAACTCCGCTATTGTTCCCGGCCAGCATCATGTCGGCATATTTTTCTGGTTGTTTTAGTTTTAATTCATCATGGTAGATGGTCATTATTTATCCTTTAGTTAACTACAAAACCAGATAGATCCTTTTTGGCGCGGCCTTTTGCATACAGTGCCACCACCACGCTCGGCGGATCTAAATGACGTAAATCGGAATCATCGCCATCGATACACTCCATATCTAAAAATACCGCTGGTATCTTTTTCCTGTCTCTAAAAACTACAGCCACGCGCATATGGTTCGCCACGGCAATGCTGACATATCGCTGATATCCTGATACGCCAGAGTATGAATAGGTTAGATCATAATTCTCTGGAATGTTTTTCCTATTGCTGATCTTTGTATAATCGTAAAATTGAAGAGATGGAAAAGCTTCAAAGATTGTGACCATTTTGCCGTCAAGTCTAAAATGTTTTCCCTCCCATCGAATATCTGAAGTCCCATTCAATCGCACCAATGGGGTAAATCCTTCCCTGTTTGCTTTTCTAATCAATGCGCGAATATCTTTCGCCAATTCCATCATAAAAGATTGAGGGTCATTATTGAATAGCGCGGCTTTTCTCATGCGGCCTTTTTGAACGGAATTCATCACCCCTCTGCCAGCGGTATTTAGGCAAGATTCAAAACACTTTGCTTTCTCTGCCATAGGACATAGGTTCACGCCAGACAGATTGAATGGCGCAAGGTATAAAATTCCCGTCATATATCCATACTGTTGACCTTTTACGGTTTTAGAATCGCTACTTATTGCTAATAGGCTCATAATTTTCCTCTTTTGGTAGAATGTTCCCCTATGGAATTTCTTCCATAAGGTAAAACTCTAAAGAATTCCAATAGCCGCAAAATCTTCTAGCGCACATATGAGGCCATCAAAATCCTCACTCGATCCCATCATTCCAGCAATTGCAAATACAGTTTCTTCATCCACTCCAAAATTATCAGCCATGCTGATTAGATAATCGCGCCTTGATTCATATCCCTCGTCAGTGTAAATACTCATGCTGTCACCTCATCGCTATTGGTTTCTTCTTCGTCCTGGTTGATCTTGTAGTCTTCTAAGATATGTTCTGCTATTTCGTACCAGTTAATCTCTGACATGAAGGCGAAAGCGTAATCCTTAGCAAGTCCGTCCGGCGTTGACTCATCGATCAGTGATATGCAATGCTCTTGCAGGTAATCCGCCATATCTGATATGTCTTCTACTGGCATATGCGAATTAGCCTCAAATCCGTCTAACATCTCTAAATTAATGCGCCATGTTGCGTAATTCGTCCATCCGTTATAGTCACTCATGATTTACTCCGTATTGATAAGGTTAAAAGGATAAAAGACAGGAAAAGCGGGAAAAGGATATAAAACATTATTCACCCCTCAGACAATGCGCCAATGGGATATAAACAGCCATTGCGAACATATAGGCGAGAGCGGCAAGACTAAGATAATAAGCAGACAATGCAATGGCGTAGGTCATGATGCACCACCGAACTTATATGCCATACAATCGTTGTATGATCCTGTGAAAATGATCCTGTATGAGTTCCGGACTTCCGAACCCTTACAGACTATGATGTTCCCGTGCCTATTTTGTTGTGCGGTATACATATATTCCCTCTTTTGTTGGTAGATAAGTACTGCAGTTACCTTTATACACTTATATTGCAAGATAGCAATACTTTTGCAATATATATTTAGATAGTAAGTACTAACTTTCGCCAGGATAGGCTTGTACTCTATTTGTTCCCCTGTTATAGTCTGCAAATAAATAGCGGAGCGGAACGGTACAGAATGAAGATATCTCGTAAAGCAATAAAGGAATCATTAAAAGAGCAAGGAATAGAAAGCACTCTACTTGTTAGGAAGGGAACACTTACAACTAAGCAGAAAAAGTTTGCTGAGAGTATCGCTTTAGGTGAGACCGGGGCGCAGTCTTATAGGATCGCATACAATCCACCTACCGCCAATAATCAAACTATAGGGAATGATGCATATAAGCTAAAGCAAGATCCGCGCATAATTCGCGAGATCGAAGCTTATTCTCTGGCAATTGAGTCAAGTAAATACCGCACCGCTGAGGGAATGCGTGGTTTAGTGCTCCAGAGTCTGGTATCAGTTCTAATAGATCCAGGCTCAAAGCCTAGTGAGAAGATCCAAGCGGCTAAGATACTCGGCACAGTAACTGAAGTTAGTGCGTTCACTGAGCGCAAAGAGATCACAACCATTAATGGCTCAGCATCAATTAAGGCTAAGATAATGGCAGAACTAAAGACTATTATGCTGGGATCTGGTCAAGATATAACTGACATAGTGGGAATTGATAACTCTTTATTAGATGAATTGAATAGCAATGTGGGAAAAAGTGACGATCTGTCAGCTGAAGAATTAGTAGAAAGTGGGAAAACAGAGTTAATTGAGGGTTTTGAAGAGGGTACAGTACCCCAACCACCACGAATCGAAGAGAGTGAAGTGGTCTCAATGGAACATATTATTACTCTCAAACAATCAGATTCTTTTTCTAATTCCCTCAAACAATCAGATTCTAATTCCCAGAACACCCCCCCCTATGAAAAATAATACACATGGGTGGGGGGTATATATAAATTTTAGATTGCCTAATTATTGCACAGTGATCAGGAATTCCTGATCACTACCCTAATTCCTCAATGTAATCAATGGTTGGATAAATTGAAAAGACACATAAAACCCACATCTGAGCAGCGCAATGAGGTTAATGACTTGGTATTAGACATACAGAAGCTGTTGGAGGGGAAGGAGTGGGGGCCTAGTCTGGCAGCTTTGACTATATGTATTGGGGAGATGGGGGAGATGATTGATACGGAGGATCAGTTAGACTTTGTATCTTATGTAGCTGGAGTGATTAGTGGGATCTTACATGTTAGGAGCAAAGATTTACATTAATAGGGAGATGACGGCTGCTAGGGCTGATTTAGTCCGGGCGGCTTGTATGGAGATAAAGATGACTGAGGTTCAGAGGGAGGTCTTTTTGTTTATAGATGAGTACTGGATAGAGTTTGGATTTGGTCCATCTCTACGGGATATCTGTATTTACAGAAAGAAACCTGGAATTGGTAATACGGCAAAGATAATAGATAGGTTAGTTAAGTTGGGAGTTTTAAAGAGGGTTAAGGGAATGGGTAGGAGTGTTAGGCCTGTGTATTTAAACTTTAGGAAGCTGGACTGATGGGGATTGCGGAAATGATCTCTCAGTTGCCGGCGGCGGAGCAGGCTAAGCTGTTTGAGGACGTGGCCCAGTATAAGGGAGCTTTGACGCGGGAGAAGGCGCAGGTAGACTTTATGGCTTTTGTTAAGGAGATGTGGCCCGGATTTATACATGGCAGGCACCACGCACTAATGGCAAAGAAGTTTCAAGATATTGCAGATGGGAAGTTAAAGAGGCTGATTATTAATATGCCGCCTAGACATACTAAGTCTGAGTTTGCTTCTAATATGTTGCCTGCTTGGTTCTTGGGTAAGTTCCCAGAGAAGAAGGTTATTCAATGTTCTAATACGGCAGAACTGGCTGTTGGCTTTGGCCGGAAGGTACGGAATTTAGTAGGCTCAGAGCAGTACGCTAAGATCTTCCCTAATGTTTCTCTAAGGGCTGATTCTAAAGCGGCAGGACGTTGGGCTACTAGTCATGGTGGAGATTACTTCGCTATTGGAGTAGGAGGGACTGTTACGGGGAAGGGGGCTGACTTATTAATAATAGATGACCCACACTCTGAACAGGAAGCGAAGCTAGCTCAAGGAGATCCTAGTGTATTTGACTCTGTATATGAGTGGTATACGTCTGGTCCTAGGCAGAGACTTCAGCCTGGAGGTGTCATTGTAGTAGTCATGACACGCTGGTCAGATAAAGATTTAACTGGCAAGCTATTAAAGGGTGACACTGACTGGGATATAGTGCAATTACCGGCAATTCTACCTAGTGGTAATGCTCTGTGGCCTGAGTTCTGGGATATAAGTGAGCTACTGGCTCTAAAAGAAGAGCTGCCTGTATATAAGTGGAACGCTCAGTAC